TTTATATCTTTGTTTCATTTCATCGGGTATATCCAATTGTTGTACACTTCCTTGATTCGCTATAATATTTTGTTTCACGGATTCATTCCATTTTCCCATGGAAATCAATTCACGTACCAAATAATTATTCAAAACAATAAATTCACCCGCTAGTGTACGCCGTGTATACAAATGACTTGTAATTGGTTCAATGCATTCCGTATTTCCAAGAATTTGAGAGGTAGAAGCGGTTGGCATAGGTGCCATCAACAAAGAATTACGAACACCATGCAATCTAACTTTATTACGTAATTCATTCCAATCATATCTTTTAGGTGTAATTCCCCATAAATCAAATTGAAATTTTCCTTCCCACAAAGGTGAACCTTCAAATGTTGAATAAGGTCCATTTTGGATTGCCAATTCCATACTCATTTCCATAGAAGCATGGTACATGGTTTCAAAGATATTGCGATTCACTTCTGATGCTTCGTCACTAATAAAAGGTAATTTCATCAAGAAAAATACATCGGCTAATCCTTGTACACCTAATCCAATTGGACGATGACGCATGTTACTCCTGCGTGCTTTTTCCGTTGGGTATTCATTGATGTCAATGATACGATCCAAATTTCGCGTGACGATTTTCGTAACACGATGCAATTCATCGTAATTGAATACACCTTCTTTGACAAACGCAGGAAGAGAAATACTTGCCAAGTTACAAACAGCCGTTTCTTCAGGACTACTATATTGAATGATTTCTGTACATAGATTTGACGATTGAATGACACCAATATTTTGTTGATTCGATTTGCTGTTGCATGCATCTTTGTAAAGCAAATAAGGCGTTCCCGTTTCCATTTGTGAATTTAAGATTTGAAACCATAAATCACGTGCTTGAACTACTTTAGTTGCTTTTCCTTCCGATTCATATTTTTCATACAATGTACGATACTTTTCGCCATATACATCATTCAAACCAGGACATTGATGTGGACAAAATAAAGACCATGATTCTTGTTTTTCTACTCTTTCCATAAAAAGGTCAGGTACCCAAAGACCATAAAATAAATCACGGGCTTTAGAATTTTCATCACCAGTATTTCGTTTCAAATCCAACCATGCTTCTATGTCTGGATGTTCTGGGGACAAATACACAGCAATGGATCCATTACGTTTTCCACCACCTTGATCTACGTATCTTGCGGTTTCATTGAACACACGAAGCATGGGTACCAATCCATTACTTTTTCCATTTGTACCTTGAATAGATGTATTGGATGCACGAATATTGTGAATGTGAATACCAATTCCACCTGCCCATTTCGATATCAAAGCACAATCTTTGAGTGTATCAAAAATACCTTCAATAGAATCTTCTTGCATGGCTACAAGAAAACAAGAACTTAACTGTGGATGTTTGGTTCCAGCATTGAATAAGGTCGGAGTTGCATGTGTATAATACAATTGAGACATCAAATTGTATGCTTCTTGTACTTTTCCCAAATCTGTTCCATGAAGAGAGATGGCTACACGCATCCACATATGTTGTGGTCTCTCTACAATGACATCATTTATTTTCAAAAGATAAGCTCTTTCTAATGTTTTGTAGCCAAAATAATCAAAAAGATAATCACGTGAATCATCAATCATAGCTTGATAAGCAGAACCATATGTGTAAACACATTCTGCGTAAGTAGTATTGATTCTACCAACTTCATGTAATAACCATGTTACTTCATAAAAAGAAGCTCTTGTATTTTTATGTAAATTAGAAATAACGATTCGTCCCGCAAGTACACCAAAATCTGGATGATTTGTACATTGAGACGCACATTCTTGTGCGGTTAATTCGTCAATTTTAGAAGTTGAAATGTTATCATGTAATTGATGTATGATTTGAATGGCTAAACGTGGAATATCAATCGATAACATTGGATCCATAAAAGCCAATTTACGTATTCTTTCTGAAATTTTATCAAACAAGATGGGTTGTTTTGTTCCATCGCGTTTGATAACCTCCATGATGAATCTTCATGTATAAAGTTTAAGTACTTTTTGTTTAATCTTAATCAAGTATCGAATTAAAAATTGAAACGTTATTCATAATGATATATACTTTTTCAGCAATGGCAGAATCTTTTTCGATTGATATAAAAACATTAACTGGTAAAATCATTCCAATGACTGTGACAAAAGAAACGACTGTAAATGAAATGAAAAAACAGATTGAAACTACAGAACATTATTTTCCAGATCAACAACGGATCCTTTACAATGGAAAAGAATTGCGTGAAGATGCAAATTTACACGAATATTCTGTTCAAAATAATGACATTCTTCATTTAGTGCTTCGATTGCGCGGTGGTATGTTTCATGAAACGTCTTCTAGAAAAGATATGGTTTTCCTGTGTACCAAGTTAACATTAAAACAAGAGATTGAATTTCTCGAGAGATTGCTTCGTTCACAAAGTCAAGATAAAATGATTTAAAAAAACAAATTAGAACTATTCATTGTATACATAGTATGTTGTCTCTTGAAGATATTATTGAAATGGATAACAAAAAAAATGAGAATCTTCCTTGGAATAAATTAAACAAGTCTTTGAAATTGAAACGTATCATGGATTTTGCTAATTTGATGAAAGAACGTGACCAATTAGACGATGAAAAAACAATACAATTGAAACAAATGTTACGTGATAAATTAGAGCGTAAATGTTTACAACGTAACAAAGATGTCATTTACAATAAGGAAGAAGAACGTATTGAATCTATTCCTTCTCTAGTATGCATACAACAAAAATATACGTTACGAACAGATGCAGTTTCACCATTACATTCTTTAGCTCCTAAAAATAAAACAGTGCGGAAGACATAATATTTGGTAGTGTACCGAATTTGGGTCCATACACATCACGATCTACTACCCATCCACATAGTGTACCATCCATATCAAAAATCGTTTCTTCGCGGATGCAGTACAACTGATGGTTATAACTCCACAAATACATATTATTTTTTTTATTCCAAAGAATACATGGTATTCCATTGTAAGATGTAACTTTCATATTTTCTTTCTGCATAATCCATGTGGTTTTAAAAGGTGCTTTACGTAAGTCCTTGCTAGTAATCATTCAATATCCATTATGGTGATTTATTTAAGTTATTTAAAAATTTATAAAAAAGATGGAACAATCATACCATCAACAAGTTGTTGAAGAACCATTTCATAAGATCTACGTTCCATATTTGATTGTCCAGTTCTAATCATTTTATAAATATCAACACATGGTAAAAAACCTGCTTCTTCCAAAAAAATGGTATCATTGATAGAATAATCTATACAATAACTAATTGTAAAAAATGCCATTTCATTTCTATGTTTGAATCTACCATAATATTTACGTTTCCATGAAGTTATAAAATGAAATGTCGCATTATGAATAATCATATATTTTTCACCAGGTATCAAATCTTCAAATGGAACCAATTCCCATTTCATTATTTGTATTTAAAACTGAAACTTAAAACGATTTTATTTATATATTATTGTATGGAAGAAACAGCATTGGATTTAATGCGTGAATACTGTCAAGACAATCTTGACAATATGCACAAAGAAAACTTTTCCATTGAAATGATACAAGAAGTACGTTCACTACTAGAATCACAATTTGAAACCGTAGACGATTCGATTTTAATAAAAGCTCTCATTATGTTACCTTGTGGTAGGACAAGTTATCATTGTCCTCCGATGGTTCATGTCGCTGAACGGATAGAAAAGATACGAAATAAACCACAACCAGCACAACGAACACCAGAATGGTATGAATACAGACGTACGTTATTGACTGCAAGTGTTGCGTATAAAGCATTGGGTACACCTGCTAAACAGCGTGAATTGATTAAACGAAGAGATGCCCCAATCGTTACCCAGGATTACGTATGTACGGAAGGACCTATGCACTGGGGTGTTAAATATGAACCCGTATCAATACATTATTATCAATGGAAATACAATACCAAAGTAGAAGAATTTGGGTGTATCACTCATGATGTATATACATTTTTAGGAGCATCACCCGATGGTATCAATGTAAGTGAAGGTCCTTTGTATGGACGCATGTTAGAAATAAAAAATCCATTTACACGAGAAATCACGGGAATACCAAAAGAAGAATATTGGGTTCAATGTCAAGTTCAAATGGAAGTATGTGATTTAGATGCATGTGACTTTTTGGAAACAAAATTTGTAGAATATGAATCAGAAGAAGCATTTCGGGCAGATGGAACATTTCAACAAACGATAGATGGTAAACCTAAAGGTATTTATTTACAATTTTTAACGGACACGGTTGTTTACGAATACGCACCTTTTCAATGTACAGAAGAAGAGTTTCAGGTATGGGAACAAAAACAAATGAATGATCGTAGTTGGATCAAAACTGGATATTGGAAATTAGATGATGTTTCTTGTGTATTGATTCGAAGACAACCAGAATGGTTTGCTTTAGTCGTAGACAAATTCAATATATAATTCATTTCTTTTTATAAATTCCAGATTGTCCATTTTTCAATACTTGTGCTATTCTTACGTTTGTACTTATATTTCCAGAATTGGGAGCTAACGTTCCTTTTGGTAAAATTGTTTTTGGTGGACAATACATATAATATAAAATTGAAAAAAATATACTTTGACTATAAAATGTTTCAAATTGCACGCGAATTAGAAAAACTTCAACCGCCACTATTGTTACGTTCCACAGAAAGATATGAAGGTGAAAATGAAAAACATATTTTTAGAATGAAACGAAAACTATTACCTTTTCTAATTGCAGATATTGCACAACAACATAACAAAATAATGAAGGAACATTATTTTGCAAGACATATTTTAAATCGATACAATGCAAGTTGTGTATCTAGCGAAGTGATATCTTATTTACAATTTGTCGTTTAATTCATCTTATCTACTACTTCTATAAATTCAGATAGATTTTTTTTAAATAACGCTAAATCATTAAAGAACCGTACACTATCCGACGATGTATCTGTTGCTTCTGTTCCAATTTTTCCTTGAGCTAATAAATTCAACATACTGTGATCTGCCCATTTTTCTAAATCTTGAATCATATTTTCGTAAGATTCACGATAAGTAGTTACATTTAAAATGTCCGATAATGCTGTATTCGTTGCTTTTATTTTTTCATATGTATCTTTTGGTGTTTTTCCAGAAGTAAACCCTTCTTTACTTGTCCATACCAAATAAAGAAGCGCTACCATCATCAAAATACATAAAAGATTCTTCATAGTAAAAGAAAAGATTATTGTTTACGTGTTCCCGACCCACCACGTACCCAGCCATTCGATGCAACACCTTCTACTAAATAAGCAGGATTTGTTACCGTTTTTTGTATAGAAGGAATCAATGGATAATTTGACATTGGCATGTAACTTAATTCAGATAAAGTATTCACACTTTTTTTGTTATTGGAAAAAGTATCCGTTTGTTGTAGTTTGGATTCCATCATAGGATCAAACGGTCCCCTTCCTAAATAAGGAACAGTTGCAAATGGACGTTGAAACAAAGAAATCCTACATTTGGGATGTGTTTGTAATGATCCTAATAACAATGAAGAATTCTGATCAATGTTGCAACCTCCTATATCACATTGATTTCCCCATCCACCTGCCGCACAATAATTTACATTGATTTGACTGGTTGCAAACTCAACCTCTTTTCTCATGCAATCCGACCGATAAAAACTTTCCATCATGTAATTATTTTGTGCCTTGTCTTGAATATCAATTTGTGAAATACTACAATCATCTACTCCAATTCTAGTGGAATTAAAAAAGTTCATATCTATCCTATAGATTTTATTTTAACCAACAGCTCCTATACGTGGGTTTTGTTTTATCAATGCAATTTCATTTCCTTCTTTGGCAGAAATCATATCTCCATAACAAAAATTGGCGAATTCTTCTTGATTGTTTGGTACGGTAGTACTTGGATTCGTATAAAACTGACGCATCGAATATTCTAAATCCAATTCATTGTTCGTACCTCTATATATCCTTGGATCAAGACCTTTTTTTACTTTTTCCATTATTTTTTTTTCTGTTTTTGGAGTATATGCTAAAGCTTTTCCACGATTCGGGTTTCCATTGATCTCAGGTAAAAGTACATTCATCAATGGATTCTTTTCTGTCGGTACTGTTCGTGTTGTTTTTTGTGTAAAAGCTTCTTTTGCATTGTTAGCATTGTAATACATAACAATGATAAGTAAAGTAGCAATCCCTACCCATAAAAAACGTAACGTTTGTGTAAGGACAAATCCCAACAAAGATAATAAGATGACAAATCTACTAATAGCATTCAATTTATCATCTGGAGTCATTTCATCTGTTGGCCATAACTGTATTTTATCCTTTTGAAATAAAATAGTATAATCATGTATCCAAAACGTCATGTTTATTCTTTTTATTTTTATTTTTCTTTATAGGCTTATCTATTGGTATTTCCTTTTTTTCTTCTTTTTTAGAAGCCAACTTTTGTTGAAGACGTTCCTTCATCTTTGCTTTCTTTAATTGTTGGTCCATCTTATTCTTCATGCCACTTGTATTCATTTTTCCTTGAAACATGGATTCAAATTGACTCATACCGGGCATACCCTTTATTTTTTGAAACATCATGGCAGCTTCTTCAATCAATTCACTTTCTTTCAAGTCACCTGATTTTATTTTTTTATCAATCTTTTCACCAATTGTACTGGCTAATGAAAACAAAGAAGAAGGGTCTTTCATCATTGACTTTAAATCTTCCTCTTTTCCAATGGTCTCTTGTGCAATTTCTTTGGCTAAAGCACCTATTTTTCCTCCCATCATTCCCTCCAATTCTTTTTCTAATCCCTCTTTTCCTTCAAACATATTCTTCATGTTATCCATAGCCTCTTTCATTTTCTCTTCTGGAAAAGGTGCATCAATGTGACCCAAAATAGAAAATAAAATTAATTTCAGATACTTCCAAAGAATCGTTTTTGTTGCAGGTGTAATGGTTTCATTCCAAAGAATCTTAAAGTCTACATCTGGTAAAAAGAAATGTGTTTCTTTGAACAAATCTTCATTTTCTTGTAACAAATCCATCATACAAGGAGGAAAAGTAACCAATACGTTATCAAACACAATTTGATAACCCTCTTTTTTTTCATGAATATCTAATAATATTTTATTTGTTTTCAATTCTGGAAATGTACCAAACAAATCATTTACAAAATCATCCATAATTTTAAAAAAGTTGGGTGGAATCATATTCATACTAAAGAGAAGAGGTTTAAATTCTTTATGATACATATAGTTTACTTAATTTACATAAATTTTGAATATATTGTATGGATTTATTCTTGTTCTCATCACTCATAGATTGTATCGCTTTCCTTAAATCTTGTATCGCTTGATCAATGGTTGGATTATAAACTGGTAATTCTTGTTTATAATCTTTGTTCAAAAAATAATCAATGTCACCAGCCGATATATGATCTTCATATTTATCCGCAACTTGTGTTTTCCATGTAGTAATAATCATACGTGGATTTGTTTTTTTTAAAGTATCTAAATAGAGTTTACAACGAACAAATCTTGAATCCGCAGAATATACCTTTGAAATGTCTTCCAAACATTCATCTAATTGAGTAATAAACGTGGATAATACTAATGGGTGGTTCATACTATAAAAGACCAAAGACTTATTTAAACTAAAATTTTATATTTTTTTGGAAAATAGAAATTTTTATGATTCTATTTCATGAAAACGTATCCTAGAAATAAATGTGTTTTATGTGATAGTTCTTTGACACCATTTACCTCTTTTTTGTATCCAGTGTACGATTGTATAGATAAAAGTAACAGTGCATGGACAATGAAATATGGATATTGTCTACATTGTTTTTCTGTGCAATTAATGACATTGGCAGATCCACGTTTCAATAAACCTTTACAAAGTATTCCTGAATCTTTTTTAAAATTTATAAAACGATGTCAACCTAACGGTTTAAAATATTTACATACAGATGTTAATTTCAAACAAGATTGTATTATTCTATCTCATGTAATTGAATATTTGTATGAACCTAAATCATTCATACAAAAATGTTTACATAATCAAGTAAAGACTATTTTTTTATCTATTCCATCCATAGAAAATTTACATGTTGGAAAAAAATATACATTTCTTTATAATTCACAAGATATATCCTATTTGTTTGGAATCTTTCATTATAAAGTAAAAGATTTTTTGTCAACATCTCCATATTTATTTTTTCATTTTGTGTTAGATGGACCACAACAAATAGAACAATACATCGAACCTAGACATTTATATAGTATTAGATATTTTAAATCATTTCGTGTTCCAAAAAATACATTTTTGACTAGTTGTGATATGTATTCATTTGTATTATATCCTTGGATTGAAAACAAAGAAGATATCATTGGTGTCGTAGATGAAAATCCTCACAAACAAGGTACACAATTTTCCTACACAGTATGGATTGTCCAACCTTATAAAATATTAGATAAACAAGGTAATACAGCATTGGTAAATCATCTACATCGGATACATATTTCTAGCATGATACATCATGCAAGTATACTAGAACATTGAATTTATCTTGTATATTTACCGTGTTTTACAAAACTATCTAGTACAAATAAAGTAAATACTCCTAAAAATACATACAAAATAAGTTCTTCTGTAATTTGTCCAGTTTTTTCATCACGTTGTTCTTCTAATAAATAAATCATATAATTCAATTTCTCTAGTAAAGCAGAATCTTGTGGTTTTTGATATTCAAATAAAGGCATTTCATAAACATTTTCTGGTTCTTTTTTTTCTTTAGGAGGTACATAATCCATTAATTCATCTTCCACTTGTTCTAATTGTTTTGGATTCGTGATTTTTTTCTTTTTTTTTTCTTCGACAAATGGAGAAGACCAATTCATTAACATTATTATGATAGTATATAAAATAATTCATTCTTTACTGAAATAATATTTTACTTTACTATGTTTGAATATTTGGCAAGTCTTTATTTTGCAGGAATTTTATGGCTTATTGTTCAACGAAAAAATTATTGTCCTTCTTTTGAGGTAAAGACAGTTGAGCTTACCATGTTGATTTATATCGCGTATCGTAATCCTTTATTAGCTATTGTTTGTGCTATGATTTTTTTGAGACAATGTAAAATAGAAGGTATGGTTTCACATATCAAAAAAACGGGAAGAATTCATGTCGATGAACAATTAAGGCCAAAACAATCTACAGATATGGAGCGTCAAACGGGTCTTCCTCCTCAAGAATCCTTAACTGGACAAATGTCAAAACCTTATTCTCAATTACCAAGTAAATATACACCCTTTTAATCAACGAATAAAGTATGCGGATTTATGTATTTCTTTTTCTTTTGTCAATTTTGTTAGTTTTTTATAAACAAAAAGAGCCCTTGACTATTCATATAGATTCAGATAACATTTATGAAACTTTACACAAACATACTGTTCTACCAGTGTATCGTAGTATACTTTATTTTATACCTTTCAAACATCATTATCGTAAAGCAAGACGTTATTTTAATTCTGTATGAATATACCAGGTTGCCCCCAATTTGCTTTTATTTTATATAAATCAATTGCTGGATAATATTCTATAATACGCATTGTACCTGTATTATAATAATCAGTTGGACCACTAATTATTGGAGTATTATCATTTAAAATATTGTCATACTGTTTAAAAATAAAATCTTCATAATAAAATCCTCGTTTTTTTATTTCTAATAGAACATTTTCTTCCTGTGAAGTATTTTTTAATGATAATAATGTATCTTTATTTTTATTTATAATGTTTTGTGAATAAACACCAATGTTCATAGAATAATAAATTTCATTGATTCGTATCGTTTGAACATTATCTATTTTTATCTGATTCAATTTAGAAAAAAACTGAGGTCCTACTTTACAGGTTGAATGTAAGAAAAAATAATAATTGTCTGTATCATTATATAGTTCTAATAAAGCAATCAATGCGGTGTGATCAAAACTATTGATATTTGTTTTTATCCAGGTGATATTATTTTCTTTCATTATTTCATAATCACCTTCGTTACCACCAATGACAATTATAATTTCATGTTCATAAAATTCATTACATACTTTCATACTTTCTAGTAAATGATCTAATGAACATTGATAGTGTTTATGTGAATTAATTACAATCTTTAATTGATTCATACATAATAGCTATATATTTTTGTTTACACCCTTGAAGATTTAAAATGGGACAAAACCAACTAAAAATCAAAAAGGTTTGCTCTTCACAGAGCGTGTAAATTTTGGTTTTGGTAATTCGTCTAAACTACCTGATGATTTATTGCTTCTTGATAAATAATTTGGTCTTTCTTTATTATTTATCGCATTATAAGCAATTTTGTAAATATTTGTCGCTCCATTAACATCTCTATTCCAATAACCGCATCCGTTCTTACAACAAATCAGTCCGTGGATTAAGACATTACCGCTTCTATATGGTTTTGGATTTTCCCTAACCATAGTCTTTTTACAAATACCTATTTCACATTTGGAACAAATACAACTTGTCCTGAATTCATCAACCAAGTAAGTTTGAAAACCAAATTTTCTAAATAAGGTTCGCATACCTTTTCCTTTGGTCGCCTCTTTGAATTTCATTTGTTTTTTTTGTTCGTAATCGCCAAAACAAACTACTACATCTTTTTCATTTCCAAAAATGCGTTTGAAGTTATTTAACATTTTTTGTTCGCTTCTTTTTGTGTTTCTATAACTTTGTAAGCGTAATTTCCTAAAAATGTATTTTTCATAAAAGCTAAATAACATTCCGTTTATTTCACTCTTTTTTTGGATATATTCCTTAAATTTTGATATGTTAAGTGATTTTCTATTTAGTTTGGATAATTCAGTTTCCCATTCTATAATTGTTTTACCATGTATTTTTTCCTTTTTCAATTCCAATTGAATTTTGGAATACTTCTTTTTCTTGGTTTCTTTTCTTCGTTGGTCTTGTGAATAACGAAACTCATTTGCTTCTTTATTATCAGCATCTACGCAATAAATTAAATCACATTTACCAGGGTCTATTGCTACTATTTTTTTATTTTGTAAAGAAGAATAATCATTTATTTCATCAATATATGTTTCTGTTGATAAACCTTTTTTCATCATCGGCAATTTCTTACCAACTAAATCTTTACGCAATAATAACAAAGAACAACTTACTCCGTCTGTTTCTATCATATGGTGAAATTCATAATACTTCTTCTTAAAAAACTTTCTTTCAGTTCTGAAAAAGAACTCCCATATTTTATCTTCTTTTCGTTTCAAGTTTCCTTTTGTTAAATAATCACTTTTATTTCCTTGTTTCTTCCTCATTAGCAAATGAACTAATGTAGTAGTGTCTAATCTTATATGTTTTGGTATGACTTCATTTCTCATAGGAAAAACATTATAAATAGTTTGTTCTTCCTTTTCAATTTGTTTCATCATAAAAATCATACAAGGAAAATAGTCAAATGGACTACACATTAAGTCATAAACAATATTATTCTTTTTATAACTTGTTTTATATGGCGTGATGAATTGTTTTTGTTGATTAATCCATTTATGATACATAGTATGAGATTTGTAAGTATTATTTTCAACATTTAATAAATCATTCTTAATTTTTCGTAATTGATTACATAAATTATTTACTCTTTGTTCTTTTGCTTTTTGTGTAATATTTAACTTTTTAATTTTATTCATAATAAATTTCTTTTTCCAAACAACATTTACATATCTTTCAATATATTCTACATAATGTAATTTAATATTGTTCTCATACATCGTAAGAATATCAATAGTAAGATAATCTAATATAGTATTCATATGTGTATAATCTAAATTTTCATTTTGAATAAGTGTTTGAAAATCTGTTTTGTAAAAAGCAATTAGTTTATCTTTGAGTTCTTTAATTTCTTTCTTTGGTGGTCTTCCAGATGCTTTTTCATTACATAAGATTTTCATACAAGAGTTAATAAATTCATCATTAATAACAGGTAATGAATTATTCTTATCATAATGGTCTAATAAAAAAAGTTTTATAAACATCATAGTTTGAATAACAATTTTATTACACTTAATCACAGCATTAGTAATTTTAGGTAAGTTAATGTCAGGATGTTTCAAGACACTTTTCAAAGATGTTTTAATTCCTTTGAAAAAGTCGGTTGGTGGATTTACTTCTTTTTCCATCCCTTATAATAGTTTCTGTTTAACGATATTGTATCAAGTGATAAAATTATTCAAATGATGTATCGTTGTATGACAGAAAGCATGAATAACACAGAAAACGACAAAATAAACAGCGGACGAAAAAAAATGGGATTTGTTGTAGATTTGAATATTTCCAGAGTGCTTAATACATTATTAGATTATAATGTGCATAAAAAAGATTTGAATGTGGAGCAGAAAATCGCATATTTGGTAGAAAACAATTTGATTAATATTGATAGTGATTTATTTGAAAGCAAAGAAAACAAAACAAAATTGGTAGAAAAATTACTACATATTTGGAAAGCAGACCCAATCAACAATTTAAAAATATTATTGAGAAAGATTGAGGAGAACATTATTGATTTGGATACAAAAGACCAAAAAATGTTAAATCAATACTTTACAAGTTCGGTTGGAGATGAAAAGGTAAATGTAAAGGTTCAATTTGACGAAGAAAGTGATAAAGCATTACCAGACGGAAAAGAAATAGTAAAAGAAGGAGGAGGTGATGATAATGAACCAGAAGAAAAAACAGATACTCAAAACGCAAACATTTCTTTAACAAAAGATGTATTGCCGTTTATTCTTCCGTTGAGTTGCATTTTAACTATGAATACGGAAGATAAGGATATTTTAGAAATGTTGAATGTTATTAAAACCAGCCCGTCGTTATTAAGCGTATTTAACGACCAGTCGTTTATTTGGTGGAACAAAAAGGATATTATAAAATTGATTGAAAAGATTGTTGAAAAATATATTAAGAAGAACTCTTCTATATATAATATAGCAATCCAATTCAAAATGTCTTTACAAAGTTTGATTGATAAGCCCAAAGAATTATTAGAATTAATTGATAGTTGTTTGAAACCAAAGCAAAAGGAGAAGCAAGAAAACGGCGAAGTATTTACGCCGATGTCCTTGATATTTGAAATGTTAGATAATTTGGATAAACACTATATTAAGGAACATGGACGAAGCATATTCACGGAAAAAGATTTTAAGTGGTTTGACCCAGCATCTGGTATGGGTAATTTTCCAGTAGCGGTTTATTTGAAACTGATGGAAGGCTTAAAATCGCAAATACCAAATGACGAAGAACGCAAAAAACACATCATAGAAAATATGTTGTATATGAGTGAATTAAACAAAAAAAATGTGTTTATTTGTCATCAAATATTTAATGTGAATAACCAATTCAAATTGAACCTTTATGAAGGCGATACATTAGAGTTGAATGTTGTTAGTGAATGGGGAGTTGCACTCAATAGTTTTGATGTGATTTTAGGAAATCCGCCATACAACAAAGGAGGCATTCGTTCTCATACTGGAAAGCAGTTGGGAGATAAAAACGAAACCATCTGGACGAAGTTTATTGAAAAATCGTTTGAATGGTTGAAACCAGATGGATTTTTAGCATTCATTAATCCGTTGAGTTGGTTGAAGAAAAGCCATTCACTACATAATGAGATGTTGGAGAAACATATTGTTTGGTTGAAATTGTGGGATAATTCGCAATCGAAAGGAATGATTAATGCAGATATTCCTATTTCGTTATTTGTATTACAAAATACGATTAACACCAACAATAAAAAAACAGAGATTACATCAATACTAAAACGACGAAGCCTAACAACAACATCAACCGAATATCTCAATCCAGCATATTCTATTCCATTAGCGTTCCATAGCATATTTAATAAACTCGTTGGTTTTATTGAAACGAGAAATCTACAATTGGAATACAAAACTAAAACCATAAAATCATCTGGAACAAAGGCAAAAATACCAACCGAATATACATTAGAAGATATGTGGGCGGTTGATACATATACCATCAAAGAAGGATTAATGGTAAAAAAGGCAACCGAACAACACCCAGACGCAAATAAACGCAAACTTATTATTTCAAACAAAGCAAGTTTTACTGGTGCATTTATTGATGAAGGAAAAATAAGTTTGACTGGAAATCACAAGTTCTATATTTTGGGCGACAATTTAGAACTCGTGAAAAAAATGTTGGATTTTAGAATTATTAATATCATCGGACATTACACAAAATACGGACAAGACTTTTTGGATAATGAAGCATTCAAATATATTCCAGACATTCGTAAGTTAGGAATTGCGGATATAACAGAAGACGAGTTTTACAAGTTGATAGGATTAACACGCCAAGAAATCAACCAAATAAAAAATCCGTCGTCAAATGAAGTAGTGAAGAAGACGAATTAGAAAACGAGGTAATTGAAGTAAAACCGACAGCAAAAATTAGCGTGAAACCAGCAACAAAGACAATAAAAGTAGTGAAACCCAAAAAGAAGTTGGTTATTGTGGAAGACAACGCATAAATGTAGTTGGATTATGATTTTGTGTATATATTGTAAAATAAATATTGTAAAATAAATATTGTATTTTTATAAAAATATTTTTTATATATTTGTCGTGCAATTGCGATAAATATATAACATGAATTAAGTAGGATACAAAATAATACTCATTTTTATTGGCTATTTTGTGCCGTTTTAAATGTGCGAGGGTGTAAACAAATAGAACACGGAATATATATGAGAATGGCTATTTTAGAATATTATCTATTTATAGACTATGATAAAACATCTTCATAAAACAGTAGATTATTTGAATACATCTAAATTTTTTACAGGTGTTATGATGATCATGTTGAATATTGGTTCTAAATACATTACTGTAAAATTATCTAAATCGCAAGAAGCATATGTTCGTAATTATATTATACGTGAATTATTGATTTTTTCTGTTTGTTGGATGGGTACTCGTGATATTTATACATCACTTATTTTAACCGCAGTGTTTTTTGTATTGTCACAACATTTATTCAATGAAGAAAGTAAGTATTGTATTTTACCAAAAAAATACAGAGAATTTCATTTATTTGAAGATTCAGAAGAGATCACACAACAAGAAATCAATGATGCAGTCAATTTATTAACAAAAGCAAAAAAACAAAAATCTGCATTACATCGCGAAAAATTATATGATTATTTTCAAAAAAATAAAGTTTAAATACATTTCTTTTCTTTAGAGTAATGAAACGTAATGATTTTGTAGGTCTTCTCGGAAATAATATTGTAGTGGTATTTTTTACATCTACAGATTGTGCACCATGTAAAATGATTAAACCATATGTCCAATCCAAATTAGATTCATGCCCTTATCTATGTTTGCAATTAGACAGAAACATAGACGCAGATGTGTATTCTGCGTTACAATCTAAAAAACAAATAAAAGGTGTTCCTTCTTTATTAGCCTATTCTAAAGAGAATGTTTCATTGATCGCAAATCTTTCTATTTCTGGAACAAATCAAAATGAAATTGACTGTTTTTTTGAAAGCTTAGAATATTTGTAAAGAGGATAAAAATGTGTAAACAATACAGAAATAGTGATTCGTATACATCTTGTATATATTTCACTACAGGTACCCCTGGTTCTTTGTATTCCCAAATGACATTTTCAATATAATCGTGTATCATCCATATAGCATCTTCTTTTTCGGTAGTATTATTATCAATTACAAATGGGTTTTCATCTTTCATCCAGTCTTCATGCTTTTGATGACATTGTTTCAAGTAATCTTCATCAATATTTTCACCTGGTCTAGATCTTGTTTTACATCGTTCAAATGCAACCTTTACATCGGTACGTACATATACAATGCCATCTAATTGTATGTCTTGAAACGAATCAAACCAACGTTTGTAAATTTCATATTCTTCTAGAAGCATCGACTTGTTTTCGTACAACAATTTTGCAAATATATTATAGTCTGTCAACAAACAACGTTCTGTGATGATGATCGCTTTTGGATTTGCACGAATCGCTTCTTGTAACAAAGAAAGCCTTGAAATATAGGCCATCATTTGAAAAGCAAATGCGTACCGTGATGGATTCCCATAAAATAGTTCGATCATGTTTTTTCCTTCTGTGTTTTTGATACTTTCCCATTGAGAAACTGGTTCGTCGACAAAGATTACTTCAATATTAGAAATGGTCTTGAATTCTTTTAGTCCATGAATAAGGGTTGATTTACCAGAGCCAATATTTCCTTCGATTGAAAACAACATCTTTTACAAAATAAAATGAAATATTGAAATCAATTTTTATACATATATACTATGTCCTATTTCAAAAATGATGTGCACTTATTATTTTTACCAATTCCTTACACGAACTGCGAACAAGTAAATGATTATTTATGCAATCACTATGAATCCCCTGAACATTTCGAGGGAACATATGAAACCATTGTACAACATATTAATAATGATCACTTGGTTTTGTATGTAGTTTGTAATCCTTATGAACGTATGATACGAGCATTATTTTCTTTAGGAAAAATTACTAGCAAAAGTACAAAAGAAGAGGTTTTTTCTAAGTTACAATTTTTTCCTACTCAATTTTCTTATGTAAGTTTGAATGATAAACTGGTTCATTCTAAAATATTACATACAGAAACATTGAACCAAGACATGAAAACGATTGGATATGATTTTAATGGTACAACAGAAACTATATCTTACATGGATTATTTACATGATAAATCCATTTATGCAATCAATGAGTTTTATGAAAAAGATTTTGAAATGTTTCAATATGAAAAACGTATTCCTAAACCAAAACATTCTTATGTTCAACAATCTATCAGTGATTCTTATTATCCATCTCAATATGCATCTTTGTATGGATGGAATACATATGTAAATACAGATGCCGTAATATTTGTTTGTTCCTTTGGTGGTTCATTAGGACAAGCCGTTACCACTTCTGTAGGAACCAATATAGTTAAAGTCAATACATCCGATGTTCATACATATTGGTCGAACCAAGGTATCACAGCGTCAACATTGTACATGTATACTTCTCCCGATGCAGACACAAATTCTGATTCCAATATTGAAAATAATATGGATTGCAGTATTTTAGGATCTTTGTGCGGTTGCACCATTGTGTTGTGTGTATTCTCACCCTACGATACATTTACAACAGCATTTCAATTTATGTTATCCGGTGTTACTGTATCAAATACGTTGATCAAACCAACACACATCACTATTTCTTGGGGAACTCCTGAGAGTATGATGGATGAAGTAGATAAAACGTTATATTTAACGCTTAAAAATTCTGGAGTCATCATTTGTGCAGCAGCAGGAGATAGTGGTAGTTGTGATGGTACGAATGTACCAACTTGTGATTTTCCAGCATCATGCCCTTATATAATATCAGTTGGTGGTACAAGTATACAATCGGTAAGTCCTTTTAGAGAAAAAGTATGGAATGATGGTATCAATGCTACTGGTGGTGGGGTAAGTAGTGTTTTTTCAAAACCATCTTATCAAACTTGTTCAGGTACAATGAGAAATGTACCTGATATTGCTTCTATATCCGATCCAAATACGGGTATTGATTTGTATTACAATGGAACATTCAATTCAGGAAATGGTGGAACAAGTATGGCTTCACCTTTTGTAACAGCTATGTTTGCGATTACAGGGTTTCAATGTAAACAACAAAATCATTTAACTTCTTATCCAAATGTTATATCGAATTTATATTCATTGTCTTGTTTCAATAATTCTATACCGGGAAATAATAGTATTGATAATATAAAAGGGTATAGTTATGTACCAGGTTTTGATGATTGTACAGGGCTTGGTTCTATTCAATGGAACAAATATTTAATAAGTATAAACAACATTTACGCACCAACACCTCCACCACCTCCACCACCTCCAACACCAACTATTCCAACACGAATTATTCTTAAAAAACCTTATAAAATTAATTTATCTAATGCAACTTATTTTATTCAAAATACTACTATTGCTTATATTTTAAACAATATAATTTATCCAAGAAAAAAAGGTATTACTTATTTATATATTCATTTTGAAGGAAAATGGTACAAATGTGATTTGAAAGTTTAATTGCGTTAACTATTTGAAAGTCTATTATGTATTTATTTCAATGGAAATGAATTATTATTTATCACGTAACAAAGAAGAAAATGATATGATACAATTTTTACAACATTACAATAAACATAATGAAACTGAAAAAAGAGGTATATACATACATGGTCCTCCTGGGTGTGGAAAAACAACTTTTGCAACTTCTATTTTGAAAAAATTAGAGTACGATGTCATTACATACATGGCAAGTGATACGCGAAACAAAAATATAGTAGAAAGTATCAATGTAAGTAACATGTCAGATACGAATATTATGAGTATTTTTTGTAAAAAAAAGACAAAACTAGTTATTTTGATGGATGAGATTGAATGTATGAACAATGGAGACAAAGGAGGAATTAATTCATTGATCAAATTAATTCGTCCAAAAAAAACAAAAAAACAAAAATTAGAACAAATTACACATGTTCCTATTATTTGTATTGGAAATACAACGTACGATAAAAAAATGAAAGAACTTATGAAATGTTGTTTTGTCATTGAACTACAATTACCTACTGCGATACAAATGAAACAATTGATGTCGGTTGTTTCACCTTCTTATGCATATCTTTCTAATGAAATCAAAGATTTGAAAAAATTATTTCAATTGGTAAAAGCAGAATCTATAAACTTCAAAGGAGATATAAGGACCATGTTATATTCACCTGTACATGAAGATTCCAGACAAATTACAAAACGTTTGTTGAATACACCTGTTTCTTTTCATGAACATATATATATCAATGATACAGAAAGAACTATTATTTCTTTGTTATGGCATGAAAATAGTATTGATTTGATACAAAAAATGAAAAAAAAAATACCCTTGTATTATACATTGTTACAAGAAATTTGTTTTGCAGATTATTTGGATCGTATCATGTTTCAAAAACAATTATGGGGATTCAATGAAATGAGTTTTTTGTTGAAAACATTTTATATGAATCATTTATTTCATAAAGAAAAACCAGGTACAAAAATAACAGATGTTCGATTTACTAAAGTATTAACTAAATATTCTACCGAGTACAACAATAATGGATTTATTCAAAAAATGTGTAGTGAATTGTGTATGGATAAAAAAGATTTATTTCATTACATGCAAACATTAAAACTTACTCATACAGAAATACAAATTGCACAATTATTCGAACATACTACTATTACATTATTGGATGTTCAACGTATCTATCGTTATTTGAATAAATGTTTAGATTAAATTTCAAATTTATTTTTAATATCACTATAGATACACCCGGATAATGCACCTCGTTTTTTTATTGATTTTACTCTTTTTTTAGTGTAATGTTTATGAAATCCATTTTTTATATCATTCAATAGAATACCTTTACAATCCTTATTACAAAATGATTTTTTGCATCCACGAATATATATTTGTCTCTCTTTTTTAGTAAGTTTTTTATAAGGAATATTAAATTGTTTTGCACTTTGTTTTGACAATCTATCCATACTTTGAATATAATCTTTTTTACAGAATTCACCACATTTCAACATATTTTTCCTAAACATTAAAAAATAATAACTTTAAATATCAATACATGCCCTATTTTAGAAAAATAAATGTATTATTTATTCACATTCCAAAAACAGGCGGTACTTCTATAGAAAAATATTTTAGTAGTAAATATGATATACCTTTAGATCCAAACTCTTTATATGGTACACTTGAAAGAAAATATATATTAAAGTATAATATTCATTTATCAAATAGTTTACAACATCTTACGATGAATGATATTTATAAATACAACAAAATATGGAATATAACAAATCCCTTTATCTTCACTGTGGTAAGAAATCCATATGAAAGAATGATGAGTGAATTATTTTATCGAAATCAAATAAATATAGATTCTTCCAAAGAATATGTATATAAACAAATACAAAAAGCTATAAAAATGAATCTTGATAATCATTGTATTCCACAATATAAATTTATAAAAAAAAATGTAATTATTTTACATACAGAAACATTACAAGAAGATATGCATAAATTAGGATTTGTTGATTTTTTTTTCAAAGAAAATGAAAATAGTCATAAATTGAATTATTACGATTATTTGAATCATGATTCAATACAATTGATCAATACATATTATGAATTGGATTTTAATTTTGGATATACAATGATTTGATCTATATTTAAACACTTTATGATTGTAAGGTATATGTATTGTAAAAATTTTCGGTGTACTTATCTAGAAAAAGATTCATTGGAAACGTATCAACAAGAATTACTCATGGCATTTCAATGTGATACCATTGACACACTTATTCCTTCAATCGAAACATTTTATCCAAGTGTACAATCAGATGAATTAACCATACTTTTACAAAAAATAATGAAGTTAACAAATGTAAATGAAGAATTTTCGTTTTACATTTTATTTTCTTATGATTATTTTTCTTATATGCATGATTATTTGATAGATCCATCAACATTTACAGTACTCTATGATAAAATTAAAGTCTAAGATTTATAATATGAAACGTGGAGGTTCTTTAGACAATTCAACTTGTTTATTCATAGTAATTCTTATTTTGAATGCCATTGCTTATGCTAGCGTAAAAGATTGGAAAGCACTATTCATTTTAATGTTTGCAGGTATAGCCACTTACGCTTTTGAAAATAAAGGAATTGTATTATTTGTAGGCATTTTAATGGCGGCTTTATCTAGATCCATTTATGTAGAAGGAATGAAAAATAAGAAAAAAACTGAAAAAAATATTGAAATTCCTGAAACCAAAACTGAAATCATTGACGGAGATACAACGACTATCAAAGGAGCTTCTTTAGAAGGTCTTTCTCAACATGCAGAAAAATTAGCAAAACGTCAAACAGATTTATTTGCCATGGCAAAAGAATTAGGACCTATGATGAAACAAGCTGAAAATATGATGAATAAATTACCCAAAGGATTTTTAGAAAATGCTATGAAAAATTTTAATAATCGAAAAGAGTAATGAGTTGTACTGCACCTATTAATATTGTTAAAAAAAAAGCCGATAAGTGTTCGTTGAAATGTTTGTTATGGTTTAATTATGGTAATAGTAGTTGTACTGTAACTAATGAATCGGATACATTACGCATTGTTTACGATGGTAGTAGTGATGTCATGTTTAATTCTTTACATTATGCACCTAAAGATATAAGAATTTTTAAACCATCCATTCATACATTTGATGGACAATATGCAGATGCAGAAATTATTATTACACATACCGGTAATAATGGTGGTTTATTGATATGCATACCTATAATGTCTAGTAAAAATACAAACGCATCTATGGGTACCAACATATTAGATGATGTAATACAACATGCACCTGCTCAAAAAGAAACAACTACATTGAACATTCATGATTTTAATTTAAATTTTATTATACCAAAAAGTGAATATTTTTCTTATACAGGAACATTACCTTATGGTCCATGTATGGCTACCGAATATCAATACGTAGTATTTCCAAAACAAGCATTAACGATACAACAATCTACCTTGGATACTTTAGGAACACTTATTCATGATTCTTACATTTCTGTACATGAAGGTGAATGTTATTTCAATGAAAAAGGTACAAAACAAAATGGGTTTTCTGGCGATGGACAAATTTATATTGATTGCCAACCTACGGGAGAAGAAGGCGATATCATTTACAAAGAACCCGTTCCATCAAAACCTATGAATATGAATTGGTTATATATTGGTCTTTATTTCATTTTGGGATTTCTTTTTATATATGGTATGGTAAAAGTAATGACGTTTATTTTTGGATTCTTTGATAAAATGAATCCTGAAAAAATAACGTCATAAAGTATGAAGACTAGACAAAGAAAAACACAAAGAACCCAAAGAAAAACACAAAAAAAAAGACAAAGAAAAACAAAAGGAGGATATAAACAATATTTATCAAATATAGGATTTAGCAATGGGTATCAGCTAGGATTTGACCGTACTATGAATACACCATCTGCTATACGTACGTCATCGAATTGGGCTTGATAGAAAAATTGATTTACTTTTCATTTTTTAGTTGAAAAAATGATGCCTGAAGAGTTATCGCGCATGATTCAAGATTTTGCGCGACCAAGAACCAGTCCACAATGGAGAAAGGGTTCTTATATTTATCAACAATCCTATTTTGGTGAATTTTATTGGGAAATGTTTGAAGGTCCTTGGTATGAGTTTGAACACAAGGAAGACATTATGATTTCTTACTTTATATTTGGAATGAATACTTTGCCAATTGCCTATATGTTGAGAACATTATTTTACTACAGAGGTGATGAATTGGTACAATTGATTTTGAAAGAATTAAACCTTTGTTCTTATTTGATGAATAATTTACGTGAAGAAATGCGTGAATGTGATAGAAATACAAAATGGATAAAAATATATTATAGAAATAATATGTCACATGAATATGTATGAATCTTTAGGTAATTGGAAAACATCTCTTTGTTCTCCTGATTGTGAATCATGTTCTTTAAGTGTATGTTTTCCATGTCACATTTATGCCATGGCAAACAAACCAAATTATACACTTTCTTTTTGTTGTTATGCATTGACGATCTTAAGTATTCATCGTCTTTGGTATGAATTATACTATATGAAAGTATATCATTGCCCTTCCATTAAAGTAGATTATTGTTTAGGGACAGACTGTAAGAATCAATACATGGTTGTAAACGGAGTAACCACACCGTGTATCTATCATTCAGAGTTTGACGTATGTACTTATTCAACCACGACTTGTATTGAAAAAACACCTTTTATAGAAGTAAGTATTATTCTATCCTTTTTTTACCTTTGTATTTTTTTGATGAATTATATTGTTCGAAGAAATGTGCGTGAAGAAAAAAAAATTCAAGGAGAATGTTTAGAAAGTACTATTCCTTGTGGTCTTGCTCAATTGTACCGAGAAATCGTATAAATAAAAATGATACATAAAACTATGGAAGCCTTACAGGTGAAATCAACTCCAAAATCATATCCAGGCGTATTTGTTCAAACATCCATGAAAGATATATCCTTTGATTATGACACTTTTATGAAATCATTCCACATAGAAGCACCTGTTACAAAACAAGTAAAAAAAACATATGTTGTTTTAGATACATTTACTGTAACAAAACTACAAATGATTACCATTCCAGAATTCATTTTTACTATACGTCCTACTTGCGATAAAATAGAACCACCCGTTACGAATGAATCATATACTATGAATAATCGTATGGTATTCATGAATAAAATACAAAGTTTATTGCAAGAATTTGTACCAAGAAAAGATATTTCATGCGCTTCTATGCAAGAAGAACTTACGTTGTTACCTCATCAAAAACTAGTGAAAACATACATGAATATAGATACTCCTTATCGTGGTCTTTTATTATACCATGGTTTAGGATCAGGGAAAACGTGTTCTTCGATTGCCATCACTGAAAATTTGAAACCCTACAAAAATGTTGTTGTCATGTCACCTGCTTCGTTAGAAACCAATTATGTACAAGAATTAAAAAAATGTGGAAGTCCCATGTACAAAATACAACAACATTGGGTATGGTCTACGTCTCCAACGGTAGAACAATTGCGTGAAAGATGTTTTACTGATAAAGATCTTTTAAAAAGAGGAAGAACACGTGGCATATGGATTCATGAAAATAAAAAACCGAATTATGATGAATTGACACCAGAAGAACAAACGTCTATTCAAGAACAAATCGAAAAAATGATTCGAACACAATATCAATTCATTCACTATAATGGTATTCAAGCGTCTACGTTTAAACAACTTACTGCAAATGGAAATCCTTTTTCCAACAAAGTAGTTGTGATTGATGAAGCACATAATTTTGTTTCCCGTATTGTGAACCAATTGAATGATTCCACACATACTTCCATGCAATTGTACGATTTATTGATGAAAGCAGAACAGTGTAAAATTATTTTGTTGACAGGAACACCAGTCATTAATTATTCTCATGAAGTATCTATTTTATTCAATATTTTGAAAGGATACATTACCACATATTCTTGCATGACCAAAGTAAAAGAAGAAGATGTAAGAAATGAATTACCAGATACAGATATGATTTATTCTACAGGAGAAACCATGTTTTTTACACAATTACCTCATGGATTTGTACAAAAGAATGACGAAGCTGTTTACAGTAAACCTTATTCTTCTTATCATGAAAGATTAGAAACTTTTCTTGGTAAAAAAGTAATAGTAAAACAACAGACATTATTACCAGATTCTGAAAAAGAATTCAATGCAGAATATATACAAGGTACTACCCTAGTGAATCAAAATAAACTTATGTTCCGTATTTCAGGATTATCATCTTATTTTCCAGATTTGACACAATTGATGCCTACTTTGAGAGAACCAATTTTACATAAAATACCTATGTCTAAAGTACAATTGGATGAATATTCGATTGTACGTTCTGAAGAAAGAAAACGTGAAAAATCAAAAAAACCAAAAGATGATGATATTCCAGGTACGTATCGTATCCATTCACGTTTACTATGTAATACCACTTATCCAAAAGATGTGCGAACAAAACGACCAGGAAAAGAAGAAAATGAAAATGAAGAACTTACTACACATGATATTGAATCATTTTTCAAAGCAGTAGATAATTCTGATTATACGGCAAATATTAAGATGTATAGTCCAAAATATGACGTAATGGCAAATGTGATTGAATATACAAAAGGTCTTCATTTGGTATATAGTCAATTTCTTACGATTGAAGGAATAGCTCTTTTTTCTAAAGTATTAGATTCAAAAGGTTATACAGAATTCAAATTAATCAAACGTGATTCATGGGAATTGAATGTTACGGATAAAACTAAAGAGATGTATGTTACTTATGTAGGTACAAAATCACAAGAAGAAAAAGAACTAATTCGAAACATTTTCAACAAAAATTGGGATTATGTTCCTGAAAAATTACGAAAACAAGTTGAAACAATCAATATTAAGATTTTTATGATCACATCAGCAGGTGCAGAAGGTATTTCATTGAAAGAAGTACAATATGTACATATCATGGAACCTTATTGGAACCCTGTACGCATTGACCAAGTCATTGGAAGAGCTCGTAGAATTTGCAGTCACAAAGATTTACCAGAAAAAGAACAATTTGTAGAAGTACATATGTATGTCATGACCTTTCCTGAAAAAATATCAGAAGAATTAAAATTAGATGTAGTAGATGGTTCTCCTGGTTCTACGGATGAATTTTTGTTTTCTATTTCCAAACGAAAAAGGACTTTGAACACGTCTATTATGGATTGTATCAAAAAAGCTTCTATGGATTGTTTTTTATACGACAAAGATTATTTGAGAATTGCCGAAAAAGATCCCAAAGTGTATTCTTATTATCCAGATTCTACCAAAGATGTGACAGGAGATAAAGATATTGGAGAAAATATACAAAAAGAAAAAGCTGGATTCATAAAATTCCAAGGTGAAAAGGCCGTCAAATTTTATAGAAGTAAGAAAGAAGGAATTTTAACGATTTTATTTTCGTTGGATGAAAGACCAGTAGGTTTTATAAATTTAGAAAATAGTCATTTGTATGATAATGATAAAAAGAAAACCTCATTGGAAAAATTAAAAGACTTATAATATGGCATCATTGGAACAATGTTTAGGTATTTATATTCATTGTCATGGAAGATTAGAAGAAAAATATGTTAAAGCACCATTAAATATAACAAAACAAAATCTTGGAGGATATGGTTGTCCATCTTATGGTGTAAGAGATCAAAAAACATACAATGAAGTTGCAATGAGTTTAACACATGGTATAACAGGATGTAGTCAAGAAGAATATACACATATGTTTAAAGGTAAAGTAGATACATACGGTCAACCTATAGATACAGAAGAATCCTGTCAATTATTCCATGGAAAACGTGAATGGATAAATAAAAGATATACATTTGATAAATCGAGAAAATATTTATTATTTTCACTATTTGGAAAAGTAATCAATATAGTCGATTGTTCAAGGGAAGAGTTAGAGAACTTTTTAGGTATAACGGAAAACATATTCGATAAACAATTATCCAGTTTTTTTGAACGAAGAATTCGTGGTACTATCACTACTGAAGATATTTTTATGTTAATAAATTGTATAAAAAAAATACACGGTATAACAAAAGCAAATATATTAGACGAATCATGTAATATTGTAAAAAGTAGTGAAAAAACAACAGTTCTTCATAAAGGTGCAGAAGTAACTGGAAATTTTCCTATTCCTAAATCTGCGGTTTTTAAATTAAGAGACGATGCAGGATATGGTGGAAAAAGAAGCAGAAAACGTTATTCTAAAAGCTCCAAAATACGATAAAGTAATTGTTTGATTTCTGTTAATTCATTCATAGTAGGTGGTTGTTTGTATTGTTTTTGATTCATTCTTTCTTCTAACCAATCGTTTCTAGCTAGGATAGATGCAGTTTCTAATTGTTTTATCCATTCATCTAAAAAAAGTTTATTTTTTTCTTCTAATAGAATATCTTGTTTATTTATTTCTTTCAATAATGTTTCAAATAAAGATTGTGTTTTTTCAACAGAAACATCTTTTTTAAAAAGATCTTTTTCAATTAACGCATCCCATAACATTCTTTTATTTTCCAAGCTATCCATATGAAAATAAAGTTTGATTGTTTTTAAGTAACAACGGTTCTTTTTTTTTAAACGTGTAAAGGACACTCAAAAAAGTATTAAAGATGATTTTTATGAACAAGTTATGATTCTTACAATAGAATTACCAGATAATTCTATTGTCAAACTTACTATTTCGGAAACAACTACATTGAAAGAAATTTCAACATTAGTCAATGTAAAAGATCCAGTTATTTTTTGTGATCGATGGAAAGGTGAACTGGGTACGTTGATTGCGATGACTCCAACCGATGATCCTATCCAAAAATTTAATACGTATAGTATTGCATTAGTAGATCGTGACCATATAAAAGAAAAGGATGTACCGAGATACTTTAATGCCATCACCAAAGGGTATTAGAACAAAATTTTAACAAACTATGCGAAGCGAACGATCACCCAAATATTGACGTTTACGAAATGTCTTTTTGTGAATATGAACTTTCTTCATACGATCCAAACGATACAATCTCCATGGTGGTTCGTCATTAGAATACGATACGCCTTTTTTTAAATATGCACGAATGGCATCATTATTTGCGCGTGTTTTACCGAATGCGTAAGGATGTACGGTACGTTTTCCTTTTTTTGCATTTTGATAATGAAATGAAACGGGATGTTTTCCTTCTATTGCCTCACACAGTTCCATATTCTAATTTATAAAAAAATAAAATGTCTTATTATGCGTTGTCCAAATGGTACAAGAAAAAATAAACAAGGTGTTTGTCAACCAAAAACAAGCAAACCTACAAAGCAAGAAACCACAGAGATAAAGAAAAGATGCCCAAATGGTACAAGAAAAAATAAACAAGGTATTTGTGAACCAAAGAATCTTATGGAAAGTGATACAAAATCTACCCCACGTACAAATTATTTTTGTAAATATTTCAAAAAACAAGTTACAATGAGTAAAAATAATTTATTTCAAATTCACTTTGATTCGCCCGATCAATTTAAAAATTATGTAAATTTAAGTAATAATCCAACATTAGATTGTGGATATCAAACTTTATTTGCATTAGGTTTAATAGAAGTAGACCATGCTAAAAAAAGTTCTGAAGAAGTGAATACAAAAGGTAAATTAGGTATTTCTACTAATGACTTAAAAATTTTTTTTCGTACAAATTTTGGTTTTACATCTAGTGAAAGTATAGAAACTCGCGATAGTTTAAATGCAAAAATTTTTTTACAAGATAAATTAGAAAATAATTATGCAACTATACTTTTGTTTAAATTTGAAAAATTCAATCATTATGTTGTTTGTTACAAATATAAAAATAAAATTTATTTTTATGATCCACAAAAAAATAGATATGTAAACATAAATGAAAAAACAATATTTATTTATTTCAAAGTCAAAGTAAATGAATCTAAAGTATTTCAACCTATACAAAAATCTATACCTTTTATTGGATAAAATTCTAGTGAATACGATTACAAAAAACATTGATCAAAATCTTATTTACTACCGAAAGTGACACGTAGATTTACTTCCAGGTACAGTTTGTAATAGGATGTTTTGTCACTTTCATATTCTAAGATTACATTTTTGTTATATCATAAAAACTCATTGTAGTTGTTAGACGTGGTCGAACATGATGTACTGCATCTAAAAAAGTTTGTGTTCGATAATGTTGTTCTATGAAATCAACATAGGGTTCAGATGAAGTCAATGTAAATGATGGCATCACTAAAAGATGGGTTGAAATAAAATCATGATACATAAGAATAGCTGTAATGACGACATAAGCTAATACATTTGTATTTTCTTTGTAATTGCATGGTTCTTGTATTTTATCATAAGTAAGTTCCATGTGATGTAAGACATTTACCATGTGCCTCAATGCATATTTTTTTTCATGATAAAGTAATGTTTCTAAAGGAAGATGTTTGCATACTGAAATCATACAACAATTCAATGTTCTGGCCCACACTTCACAATAAGATTCATAAAGGTTAATATTGGAATCTACCGGAAACAAAGATAATATACGTTTTTGAACGGAAGAATCAAATAAAACGTGTTCAAAATGAAAAAAGTGAAAACATTCATGAATGAATACCTTGAACCATTCTTCTTTTCGGTACACTACAATTTTATTAGAAGAATAACCTGTATTTACGTTCGATGGACCAAATATACGATTTTTTGGGTAAAATTTTTTCGCAGACGTTAATAAAAGATCCGCGACTAATGGTTTCGTTGGTTGTAATAACCATAACAAACGATCTATGTATGAAAAATAATCATTTGTATTTTCAGTGGTGTAATAAAAAGTAACTTTATGAGGACCAAAACAGTATTCCGTACAACGGTTTAATTCTGAAAAATTTATTTCAGGAGGACAATCATACTGTAGTTTACCAATAGTTCGTGGATATGATTTTACAGTAGATGGTTTATAGGATTGAAGACGTTTTAAAATTTCATTCATTTAGTAATACGATATAAAATGAATTCAATAAATAATAGTAATGTCTTATCAATCCCTTTATATTGGATATGCACCCGTTTCTTGTACCACAGAAAGAATCAAAAAAGAATTTGATTCCTTCTTACAATGTAATATTGTATCTAGAGTAGACGAACGTATAAAAACGGACATGAAAGGTCATGAATACAAAATATTTTTTATTCATTTTGATTGGGTAAATCCACCTTTGAAACAATTATTTGAAGAAATTGGAAAAAATCAACAAGCACGCGTGAAACGATGGACAGTAAAATTTAATACGAGGTTACGTGATACACCTATTCATTATACGCCTTTGGAAACAAAAGGGGATGAGTATTGGATATCGTTAGCAAATACATTTATAAATTAAACATTCCTATATATCCATACAACGAAATATCATTTTATGATTCAATCCAGGATAATTTTTTGGATTCAATTGTATGATATAATTTACAATTGGATGCATTTTTTTCATCGTAGTGACCAAAATATATAAATTTTCTATGTATTCGTTCATAATTTCTTTTTTATCGAATGGTAATGTCTTTTCAATACATTCTACTAATAATTCCATTGTTTTATCATAACATGTCATAGACACAGAACCATTTTGAACACAATGTACTAAAAACAAGCTGAAAGCTCTACGTTCATCATTTTCTTTCTTCAAACGACAATATTCATCATATTCATCCGGTGAACATGTTCGAATTTGTGTAAAAGATTCAACATAAAGTATGTATTGTGTTTGAAATACTTCTTGAAAACATTGCCATTTTTGAAAATTATGAAATAATCCTGCATATATCTTTGAATAAAATACTTGTTTACATAATGTTTGAAAAAAAACAGGGGCAAATGAAGGTATTTCTTCAATATGCTCTTCTAAGATAGAACAAATAAGTTTACTTTTTTCATCTTTATTTTCTTCAGTCATTTTATTCAATTCGCGTAAACAATCTTTAATATTTGTAGTTTCTTGTACCATAGTAAAAGGTAATTCAGTACCTAATTGTTTACAAAGTGTATTTATTTTTTGTTTCACTTCTATAGGTAAATGATAAGTGGATGTTCGGTGAATGTCCGAAAATTGAGACAATGTATACATATATCTAGTTGAGTCAACAGTTTTAAATTAAAACTTAAATAGTATACTTGTTTTTTACATATGAAAGAATGGGATTCTTTTGGATTAGATCCAATGATATTACGTGGTATTTATGCAAATGGGTTTGAATTTCCAAGTCCAATACAAGAAAAAGCCATACCGATTCTATTAAAAGGTGGAGACGTCATTGCCCAAGCACAATCCGGAACTGGAAAAACCGGTGCATTTTGTATCTCTGCATTACAACTTTGTGATGCTACAAAGGGGCAACAAATATTAATTTTGTCTCCTACAAGAGAATTGGCATCACAAACGTATGATGTGTTTCAAAAATTAGCCATGTTTACAAAAATAAAGACACAATTATTAATTGGTGGATCATCCGTCGATCAAGATATTCAAGACATGCGTAAGCAACCACATGTTGTGATTGGATGTCCTGGACGTGTGGTAGATTTTTTATCACGTCGTGTATTGTCTTCTGACATTACGATAATCATATTAGATGAAGCAGATGAAATACTTTCACAAGGATTTCAACCACAGTTACAAAAAATTTTCACATCCATGCAAATGATCCAACAAGTCATCTTATTTAGTGCAACGATACCAGAATCTTTGAAAGAGATTACTTCTAAAATCATGAGAAATCCTGAAGAAATTTTAGTAAAATCAGAAATGCTTACTTTGGAAGGTATTTCCCAATTTTATGTTTCTTTTGAAAATGACAATGAAAAATTAGAAGCGTTACAAGATCTTTTTGAAAGTATATCCGTTTCTCAATGTATGATTTATTGCAATTCCGTAAAACGTGTGAGTAGTTTATACACTGCAATGAAAGATGCAGGTTATCCTGTATGTTGTATCCATAGTGACATGGATAAAGTAGAACGCAAACAAATGTATCAAGAATTTAAACAAGGGAAACATCGTGTATTGATTTCGTCCAATGTGATGGCGCGTGGTATTGATATTCAACAAATAAGTGTTGTCATCAACTTTGATTTACCAAGGTGTGTACATACGTATTTGCATCGCATTGGACGTTCAGGACGATGGGGACGGAAAGGCTTGGGTATTAATTTCATTACAAAGTATGATAAAGAAATGATGACGACGATAGAACAACATTATCAAACAGAAATTAAAGAATTACCTAATTCTTTTCAAAATTTATTGTAATGAAAATCTAGAACTTAGGAACAAATAAACTATCATACTATGAAATTAATCGCACATAGAGGAAATTTAGATGGACCTTCTAAAGAAGAAAATAAACCAGAATATATTGAAAAATCAATATCATTAGGATATGACTGCGAAATTGATGTAAGATATATTGATGAAACACTTTATCTTGGACACGATACACCCGACTATGAAATCGATTTACATTTTTTATTACTTCATAATAAAAAATTATGGATTCATTGTAAAAATCTACAGGCATTAGATTATTTACTTCCATTGGATTTGAATTTATTCTGGCATCAAGAAGATAACTATACATTAACAAGTAAAGGATATATATGGTGTTATCCTGGTATGAATACAACAAAACGTAGTATTATTGTAATGCCTGAATGGAATAATTTTTCTATTACAGAATCACATGGAATTTGTAGTGATTATATTCACAAATTAGAAATTCTAATTAAATAATAATTTTGTCTCCGATTACACATGGTATTTTTATAGTCTAGAACAATATTCTAAAAAAATAGCATGGTAAACATTTTTTTTTCTATAATAAGTACATTTAAAATCATTTTTTCCTTTGGATTAACATCTTCATACGGAAGAGGTTGTAAAGTAAAAAATGTTAAAAATTGTACTATTATTTTAGATTAAACTCTTTTCGTGTATCGTTTACGACAGTAAAAACGCTTGGGACCACCTGTAACCATACAACTGTCACTTTCACATTCGTCAACTCTGCGTCCACGACAAGTACGTTTTCCTAAACGTTTTCTGCAATACGATTTACGTTTGGATGTTTGTTTTGTTAAATAACAGGTTGGATCTTCTAAACAACTCTGGTTTCCTTTACAAGACATATATTATATAAATATTTTATTCGTGAATTGTATTAATATCTACATCCATGAATTTTAATCATGCAACTTGCTATATCAAAAGTATTTATATTTTTCAAAATGAAATATAATCCAAAATTTCTTTCATAAAAACAAGATCCATCTTTATCAATTGGTGGAATAGTTAGTGTATTGAATATATCTTTCATAACATCATTGCTAACTATAAACATAGATCCATATGCCAATGTAAAATTTGTGTCTATTAGTTGTTCATAATTTAAATTAGACAATTTCAAATTTTCAATACCTTTTTCTTTTATTGTTATATGTGATATATAACCAGTATTATTATGCCATATTAATGCAACTTTATTATTTACGCATTGTAAATCAATCTGAGATGTTATTATCATTGAATCATGTATAGTAAAATATATATCATAATTAGGATATAATTCTAATCCATATTTCCAGGCTCCATATTCATAATTTTTGTTTTTTGCATAGTGTATTTCTACATCAGGATAATGTGCATTTATTTTTTCATAATTACTTACATCGTCACTATCACTATCAATTACACATATTTTATATTTTAATAAATCTTCTTTTATTTGTATTTTATATAATGCCTCAATACATTCAAATAAAAATGGATTAGGTGATTTAGAAGAAACAATAATTAATATCATAATTTTAATTATTTATTTAAATATCAAAATCTAATTTATTGTCGACCACAACATAAATTATTTCAGCATTTTTATATTTTTTGTATATAATTCCTTGATATTTGTTTGGTATTATACTACTTAAATTAAAATAATCATTTTTGTAATGTTCACCATTAACAACTACTATTATTTTTTCACACAAATCAGATATATAAACATAATTTTTAAAAAAAGTACTTCCATAATTTATTATTAAACATTTACATTTATATATTGAATTGATCAATTCAATTTCATTCATCGGTAACAGTCTAGTAATATCATATTTATTACAAAAATTTTCTACAACATCATTGTCAAAAATTCCATTATTACTTATATTAGTCAATGAAGTGTTACTTTTTAAAATACAAAATTTTGTTTTTTCCTCTACTTTATCATTCACAATATATTTTTTTATAAATTCATTTACCATATTTTCTAAATTTCCATTAAATACATGATGTTGATTCTCTATATATGTAACCGATTTGAATCTATATTTGACATTTTTTTCTAAAAAAATGATTTTATTTTTTATAATACCCAAATTACATAAATGATTTATAATTGATAACATACCATAATCACAATCTTTATATAAAATAATATCTAAATTTTTATATAATTCAATATTATTCAGATAAGTAATTAATGTATAATAAAATCCACTATATCCGTGAACAGTCCCTTTACTAAATGTAGTCATGAGTTGTATAACATCATCGTATTGTATCATATCTTCATTTAATTGATTACTAATAGTATTGTATTGATTTACAAAAAAATCATAATAATAATTTGGATAATTGTAGTTGATAAGATATAACCATTCATCAGAATATTTATTAAATGTTTTGTCAGAATTAATAGACAAGATTGAAATCCAAAATTCAAATTCTTGAATATACATTGTACAATTTTTACATATCAATTGATCATTGCTATAATCATATAAATTATGAATGTTCATATATTATAATAAAATATAATATTATTATTATATGATAACAATTCTTCTTTTATTTCATTTTGATGTTTAGAAGAACAAATTAAAATAATATTTTTTGTTTGAATTACATTTTTTTCAAATATTTTTAAATTTGTTCCAGACAAACGTTTATTTATTTTAAATGTATCGCCGTCTAAAAAACCTATTGCATTTTTTTTTGTATTTTCATTCAAATAAAAATATACAAATTGTCCATAAAAACCAGATGGACATATGTAAAATGGTACATCGATATTTATATCTTGTATCATTTTGATACTCTTTTTATAAAATTTTTGTTGATGTATTGGCAAATTTATATTTTTATATGAACCTATAGTTGTGAATTCTTTTTTGAAATAATAAAATATAGAATTATTACTATAATTTTCTATTTTTTTGAGTGAAAATCCATAAGTATTAAATAAAAAAACAATGTATTGTGTATTTATGTAAAATGTATGTAAAATATTCAAATTATTCAAATCACCTTGATTCGTTAAATTATCCATATCAGGAATAGAAATAAAAATATTTTCTACAGGTGTTCTTCTTATTTTGTCTAAAAAGTCTCTTGGAGAATACAAATGCTCAAATACATGAGACATAATAACAGTTTTTTTATTATACTGATAGAATTCACAATTACCTGTTATATATTTTACATTATCTATTTTTGGATAATGTTCAGCTGAATATTCTAATATTTCGTATTGTATTGATTTATTACATTCTTTATATTTCGAAATAATTCGTTTAGCTAAATTTCCATAAGATCCACCTATTTCAAATAATTCTTCTTCATAATCAATATTGTTTATGATAAAATTACAAAATAAATCATGATGTTTTTTTAAAATTGGACCATCAAATATTTGTAGTGGCTGTGAATAGATTTCACTCTGTAGAAATAAATTTTTTAGTTGAACACAACCACAATCAGTACAAGATACAAAATTTAATAACTTTATTTCATCTTCTTCAAAATCAGTAGTACTTACAATATTTATAGTATTATATATACTAAAAATATCCACGAAATCAGTTTGATTACAAATAACACATTTTGTTCTTTCCATAAAATTTAATTTAAATTATATTTTTTTTCTTTACACATTAAATTTTAATAATAATTAATGTAGGTGCCTTAACATTCGAACATATCAAACTGTATTGATTGGGAATTTCTTTCAAAAATTTATCTACACCATTCGATTCATCCCATTTATGATGTCCATATTCGTCTAAAATAATTTGACCACCTGTTATTACTTTGTTCCATAAATTACAAAGTACATTATAAGTAGGTTCTCCTACATCCATGTCCAAATATAAAATTTTTATTCTTGCACCAGGATTATTGTCATTAAATTCTTTGCTAGTTAATGAAGCATCTCCTTTTATTAAAATAGTAGAATTTTTAAGAATAGCATCACATTTTTTCAAAATAATATTTATATCTAAATCATTCGAATCTACTCTAGTTAATACTTGATTCATCAATGTTATATTTTTATTATCAGTTAGAGAATTCATTGTATCTGATGAATTAAAAAAATCAAATCCTATAATTTTTGTAGAAGAATTTGGTTCATATATTTTTTTAAGTTGTAACCATAATGCTAATGATGCACCTTTAAATACACCAAATTCTAATATATCACCATATAAATGTTTACTATTATTATAAATATTTATTTTTGTAAATAATTTTTGTATTACCATATCATTATTATCAAACATTAACGTATTGAATGCATCATATAATGTTTGATTGGGTTGGTCAATATAGCTATATATAGTATCCATACTATAAAATTTATAATATTTATTTATTTATAACTTATTCTATAATACCCCATTTTTTTATTGCTTCCTCATATTCAATGCCAAATGTTTTATCAATTGCTTGTTTCATTGCAATAACGCCATTTTTTGTTCCTCCAGGATGACCATGTATGGCTCCACCACAATTGGCCATAAAATTATTACCAAAACGTTTTACAATTGCATTTACAATACCTGGATGCATACCACAACTTAACGCTGGTATTACATTGTAATGATGTAATATATCCATTATTTTTTTCAATTCTTCTTCATCATCATTCATATAACCACCCCACATACCAGCATGAATAAAATCAACCCCACTCATTCCTGCAATTTGACAAACTACTTTCCAATCAATGTGATAATCGTGTGATATATTAGTTAATATTTTATCTCCACTCTTTTGAAAATGAATAAAAAATTCTCTCTCAAATGTTTCTGTTAACTTTCTAATAGATAAATAAGACCCCATGCCACACCAAAAATTAATGTGAACAGCATTTCCTCCTAATTCATAAATTTTTTTGACACGATCTAATAAGTAAGGTGCATCTGCATTTATACAAACTGCATACACAACGGGCGTATGTCCTTCACTTACACGCTTATTTAAATAATTCATAATCAATGGTACTCTTTCTTCTATTCTACAGAATGATGGGTTAGATAATATTTCATCTTCTTTAATAAAATTTACACCACCTTCAACCATTTCTTTTACCATGGCTAATAAAATATCTGGAGATATACCAGTTTTTGGTTTGACAATTCCACCAAGTAACGGTTTATCAAATGTATTTGTATATTTTCTTACACCATCAATACCTTGTTTTGGTTTTTTAAAATAGGTATTTACTATTTTTTCTGGAAACTCTAATTTCAATAAATGACATTTTTTTATAGTATCAATATCCATTTGTCCTCCCATAAATTGACAAAGTAAATGGCTTATACTATCTTCTTCCCAATTTGTATTTATGATCGGAAAAGCTATTTCTACGATGCCAGATTTAGTCTGTAAATGACTTTTATCAGTTAAAATTTTACAAGAATAATTAATAAATAAATCATCTGTTTCCCATTCATTTCTAACATTCGGATTACCAACACTTTGTCCAATTGCTAATTCCCATGAAGCTTTTTCTAAAGAATCTTTAGATTCTAAAAAATAAGTTGCAATAACATATTCATTTTTATCAATATTTGATTGAAATACTAAATGAGACATATTTTTTATTATAAAATAATATTTATTATTAAACTTAAAAATCTTATGTTTGAATTTTATTATATCATTACATAAACCATAACAATTATAAACTATTCTTTTATTTACATATTGTTAAAGTTTTTCCTAGTTTTATAGTTACATAATAATCTTATCATTGTTAGATGGTTTATTTTTGAATACAACAAATATACAATCTTCTAAATATTCGTAAATTGAAGGTACATTTGGATGAAATACAAAGATATCATTTTTTTCAATTATTTTGTTGTTAATTTTCATTTTTCCTTCAATCAATACATTAATTTCAATACATTTTTCATGATAATGAAAATCGTGAATACCTACACCTTTTTGTTTATTCATAACAGCTAATTCAACACCAGAATTTTTTAATATAGATGGTTCAAAATTACCTATAATCCATCCATTTAAAAATTGTTCTAATTTAAATATTTCAATATTTAAACCTTTATAATTTAGGTAATCATATACTTGTTCTGGTGTTCCAATTGACAAATATTTTTCATGTTCTCCTAATTTATAACATGTTACTTTAATATTATCTTCAATTAATATATTGTACGATAATGAAATATAAAATTCATTTTTAGATCTTATATCTCTATTTATCAATTTATTACCACTTTCAACAAAATATTTTCCTTTTTTCCAATAATGTATTCCAACTAGTGCATGATTTGAAATTACTTCTTTTTCAGTTAATCTAATGCCAATATTATTTTCATCTAATTCAATATAACTAAATTTATCAGTATTTGCATCTACTACTATAACATCTGCATCCGTATTTGTTTCTTTTAAATATTCAATGTATTTATCTTTATTCCATTCAAAAATTTGATCAGAATTTGTTATAATCAATGGTTCTTCATTATTTATATATTTTTCAGCGACAAGTGCTGATTCAACCGCTCCTCTTGTCAAAGATGGAACCGTTTCAATAATACAACTTGGTTTTATACCTTTTAAATGGTCATGTAAAATTGAAAAATGTTCTTCCAAAATAACAAAAATAAATTGTGTTTCTATAGTTTTAAAATCTACAGAATCGATAGACCATTCAATAAATGTTTTTCCATTAAGTGGAATCAATGGTTTAATATTTTTGAAACCTTCTTTTGAAAATCTACTACCTAAACCTGCCATGGGTATTAACACATTTATTTTATTCATAGATGTTTTGATTATTTTATTAAAATAAAAATAACTTAATACATTCTTACAGATTTAAAGATTTCCATGATGTAGATATTAATGAATGTACTTACATTAAAAACTGTACAAATATCACCATTTCGGACTTTAATGACGGCCTTAAAAGATATTTTAATGGAATCGAACATTACCTTTCAACCGGATGGTATGCGAATCATCAACATGGATAAATCACATACCATTCTAGTTCATCTTTTTTTACGGGCAGAAAATTTTGAATTCTATGAATGTAAAAAAGAAAAAATTATTATTGGTGTCAATATGTTTCACTTGTTCAAGTTGATCAATTCCATTGATAACGATGATACATTGACCATGTATATTGAACAATCAGATTATAATGATGGTATTGTTACACATTTATGTCTTCGTTTTGAAAATGGAGACATTAAGCAGTGTAAAACACAAAAACTCAAATTGATTGAACCAGATACAGAAGAATTGGAAGTGCCCAGTGTTTCTTTTTCTTCTGTCATTAATTTACCATCTTCCGATTTTCAAAAAATTGTACGCGATCTTCTTTGTATCTCTGAAAAGATTGAAATTAAATCTGTTGGAAATGAACTTATTTTTCGTTGTAAAGGAACATTTGCAGTTGCAGAAGTAAGACGCGCTGAATCAGATGGAAGTATGGAATTTATCAAACAAGATTCTAAGAAAATTATTCAAGGAAATTTTAGTTTGAAAAATTTAGGTTATTTTATAAAATGTACCAATTTGTGTAGTCAAATTGAAATGTTTTTAGAAAATGATTTGCCTTTAGTAGTGAAATATTCCGTTGCTTCATTGGGAGACATTAAACTTTGTTTAGCGCCGTTGCCGGATACTTGAACGCTTACGTCTCATTCTTTTGGTTCGTTTTGTTTTACGGCCTCCTGCTTGAATAGGTGCTGGAGTATTCATGTCACTAGAAACCATACTTGCTTCAGTAGCAAGTGGATTTGCAAACCCGGGTTTTACAGATCCTAAAGCATTGGTAGCAGATGCTTTCGCACTTTCCATCTTTTCTTTCGCACTTTCCATCGTTTTGTTCAAAAAATCAACCATAGCATTCCCACCTCTTTTCGTTTGTCTTTTCCTATACATATATTTTCACAAGATTTTAATGTTTTTTGAAAATGCATCCATTGGGTTTCAACAAATTTATTTTAGAAGCATCTTGAAATGTACATGTGGACATCCACACTTTCAAAATACAAAAATTCTTTTTAGGAGAAATAGAAATACCATTGATTGTATCTTGAAACCCTTTTTCTTTAGATAATGTTTTACCAATCATACTATAGGACGTATTACGCCAACAATCACCGATTGATTGTGTAATTTTATAGGAAAAACACCCACCTTGTTTGTTCGCAGGATCTTCCCAGACAGGATTTATTTTTTCTTTCATCAAAAAAAACATACAAGTAGATAATAAAGTATCTGGTAACGTATGAATAAGTGCGGTTAACTCTTCTACATACGTTACAGTCATGATGGAAATATAACTATTCATAGACCAATCTGTATCATGTGGTAAATGGGCCCATAATACCCATTTTTCAGATAATGGATGCATGTATATGTTTACGAAACTAATTTTATATCATTTTTCAATTCATTGTTTACAAAAATCGCACAACCTTGATGTAATGTAACGTTATCATCTACGATAGACCATTGACCTTGTCCATGTTTTATATATAAATAATGTTTACATAACCATGAAATAAAAACATCTCCTAATTCATTGCCTTGAATTAAGAAAGAATATGAAGGTAAAACATAGCATTGATTATTTATAGTAATGGATAATCCTAACACATGATATGGATGTTTGATTTCATAAGAATTTCCTGGTTTTAAAAAATGATATTGCATACCTTTGTTTGTTTTATGCATATGCAAAATATATTCAAAAGGTGAATCATCATATATATTTTTTTGATTACCTTCTTTTGTAATTTTGTAATATTGATCATTATACCACCAATTTTTAAGCCATTGCATGCTAATTTATTGTAATATTTATTTAAACCATAATCAAGGAATTACAGAAATAATATTGAAGTAATTTATGAGTAGTAGTAGTAAATTACACGGAACTTTTTCGAGACAAATGGTAAATCGTACCGACGATAAATGGAGAACTATTTCACAATGGATAATAAATTTTTTTTACAACAAATTGAATACTTTGAAAACACCATCTATATTAACAGATACATTGTATTATACTGTCAATAATACAGAACAACTTAGTTTTACATATACAGTTGGTAACAGTCCATATTCAGGTATTACAACTACATATATGACAAATAAAAAATATGAGATAGATTCATCTACATTGATTACATTTATTGGGTATAGAATTGTTCCTGTAAATGGTAATATTTCAACATCATTGTACAATGAAACCATTACATTACAAAATAGAAACGGTATGTTATCTGCTGTAGCAACTTATACAGATAGTGGTGATTCTTTTGCAACAAACAAAATATCACAAACTTACATGGTTTTAAATGGTACAGACAAATACGCTTATGCAAAAACAATTACCATATTTTTCAACAATGAAAATGGTACAAGAATAATAAATGTATATAGTTATCAATAATCCGTATAAAACGTTTCTATTTTATTTTATATGGATAAATTTGTGGATTATCTTTCTTATACAGGTGAACTTAGACCAGAAGTAACAAACTTAACCTTTCCTTCTTTAGAACAATTCAAACCATTGATTATATATGGTCCTTCTGGTGTTGGTAAATATACTCAAATGCTTCACATTGTAAAAAAATATAGTTCTAGTCAATTGAAACATGAAAAAAAAATATTGATCAATACATCTTCTCCTTTTTATATTAAAATTAGTGATATTCATTATGAAGTAGATATGGAACTGTTAGGATGTAATTCAAAATTATTATGGGATGATATTTACAATCATATTGTAGAAATTATTCAAAATAAATATATAGATAAACATTGTATTATTGTTTGTAAGAATTTACACAAAATAAATCATGAATTATTAGAAATTTTTTATAGTTATATGCAAGGATCTGTAAAATATATTTTTTTATCAGAATCTATTTCTTTTTTACCAGAAACATTATTATCAAAATGTAAAATACTTTCTATTCCACGACCTTCTATGGAATTATACGAAAAGTTCAATATAAAACCAACTTCCAATTTAAAATCAACCGTAGAAATAGATTCAAATAAACCACTTTTTCAAAAAATACGTAATTCTTTAGATACATGTACCATGTCAGAACTTCGTGAAGATTTGTATTCTATACTTATTTTTGATTTGGGTGTAGAATCATTTGTGTATTATTTGATTACAACTATTCCTGCAACACCTTTACAAAAATGTGCTATGGTAAAAGAAAGTATTCTTTTTTTACAATATTTTAATAATAATTATCGTCCAATTTATCATTTAGAAAA